GAAACCGAAGAAGACATGATGGGCGTAGACTACTCAAAGCTAGTGCCTATGATGTTAAAAGAAATTCAATCACTACGTGCAAGAGTTGCACAACTTGAAGGAGAAGCCTAATGGCTACATGGACTATTGCAAACTTAGAGCGTCAGGCTGACGGCGGGGTCATCGTGGCTCACTGGCGTTGTGACGATTCCGAAACAGTAGGTGACGACACATTCACAGCGTCATCTTATGGGACTTGTTCATTCACGCCCGACGCTGACGCAGATGATTTCGTTGCCTATAACGATCTCACTGAGGCGACTGTCATTGGGTGGGTAAAATCAGAAATTGATGGTGATGCGGTTGAAACTGCGCTAACTGATAATATATCTAGTCAGAAGACACCAACAACCTTTGACGGAGTACCGTGGAATGACTGAAGAAAGCCCAAAAATCGTATTAAATGATGTAGAGCATGACGTTGCTGATCTAAGTGATGAACAGCGTGTGATGGTTGCACATATCTCTAACCTAGACGCAAAGCTGGCCGACGCACGTTTTAGCGTAGACCAGTTAAACGTAGCGCGGCAGGCGTTTGTCGACATGCTAAGTAAGTCTGTGGATCAAGTAACCGATGCAGATTACGCTGACGTGCCTGATTCTGCCGATTAAGGAAGGGTAACAAAGACATGGCAATCATCCTCGCAGCAGCCACGACGAAGAAAGCGGTCTATTGGGACAGCGGCTACGTCCTAGATGACGGGGATGATTACTCCGAGCAGGGTTATGTTCAAGATTTAAGGCCGGTAACGTCAGAGGTGTATATCGGCTCTACGTTTATATCGGGATCGCCTTGGGATGATGTGCTTGAGCCTACCGATCAATGGTCGGATTTATCGGCAAGTTTGCCATCGGGTGGCTGGAATGTCGTAGCCTCAGATGCCAAGCAATGGTCAACTGAATCAAGCTCATCGCCATAAGGCGGATGGAGCATTGTTAACACAACGGAGAATCCATTCGGATAATTAGTTATGGCAGATACGACAACCACAACATACTCATTAACAAAGCCGGAAGTAGGTGCGTCAGCAGACACATGGGGCACCAAGCTCAACACCAACTTTGACGCTCTTGATGACCTGCTCGATGGCACGTCAACAATTGCACCCAAGGTCACGACACTGAAGATTGGCGACTGGACTATTAAGCTAGACGGCAGCGCCTTGATGTTTGAGTACGATGGCACAGATGTTTTGAAGCTTGATACAACCGGCGAAATTATCGCTAAGAACAACATCACTGCATACGGTACTCCCTAATGGCGCTTCAGGGTAGCGGTGCAATATCGCTCGATGACATCCACGTTGAGGCGGGTGGCACTACAGGCACGACCGTATCTATCAACGACGCAGACGTGCGCGCACTTATTAGCGCAGCCTCTGGTGCGACGATGGACTTTGCCGATTTCTATGATGCGTCGCAATTCAATGAGACTCACGTACTGACGCAGGCATCAATAACCAGTAATGGAAGAGAGTACAACGGTAAGTTCATAAGCGGGTCAATTAGCCCTACAACGCTTAACGGTTACAACATTTTGTATCTGTATAAGAATTGGTACACGTCAACAAACGAGAACACAAGCGACCTGTGGCTCTATCTTAGCGGTGAGCCACCAGAAGATGCCTTCTCTACGCTAGAGTTTAGGTGTACAGACGGCACGATTATTTCTCTGACATCAAGCGAGGCAGTTACTGCGCAGGGTAGCAGTTTTTTTCGGTGGTGGACGTGGAGCGAAGCAGATTTTACAACCCAAGAGCACGCAAGTTTTGTTGCGACCTTTGATGGCTCGGGCGACATAGAGTTGAGGATTACCCTGTGATTACGTTTACCTATACAGCCCCTGCTGACGGCGAGATCACTGTCAGCGGCACATGGAGCGATGGCAGCAACTCGGGCGATTTTCGGGCTCCAATTATTTATGTGAATGGCGCTATGGACTTGCCTGCGACAGAAGCGAGGGTCAAGTCTGCCATACAACAAGATTTATCTAAGCAAGTAACGTAGGTGCTGCAATGCCAATAGAGTCCATACAAATACAACCCGGCGTCTACAGGCATGGTACGGACTTAGAGGGTGCCGGGCGTTGGCGCGATGTAAATTTTGTGCGCTGGCGCTCTGGCTCTCTTCAGCCTATGGGTGGCTGGGAAGAGCGAGAAAAGACGGGTGCCACACTGGATCAGCCGCCAAGAGGCTCTTTGGGCTGGGTTGATAATTCTTTTGTTACCCGCATGGCGGTAGGCACGCATGAGAAGCTGTTTGCGATCTCATCTAGCAGCGGCGTAACTGATATAACACCAACTAACTCTGACTACAGCGCCGGCATTAAGGACGCCACGGATATTGTTGGTTTTGGTAAGCAGAACTACGGCGAGCAATATTACGGTACACCGCGCGAGTTTGAAGGCGTATGGGAAGAAGCAACTACATGGGCGTTGGATAGCTGGGGCGAATATCTAGTTGCATGCTCAGTTGATGACGGCTTCTTATACGAGTGGGATTTAACGTCAGCGAACGCGTCAAAGATAAGTAACGCGCCAGTCAATAACTTGTCGCTGGTAACAACAGCCGAGCGGTTTCTGTTCGCTTTGGGGGCAGGTGGCAATCCACGGAAAGTGCAGTGGTGTGACAAGGAAGACAATACAACATGGGCGCCTACTGCAACTAACGAGGCGGGTGATTTTGAGCTGTCAACAAACGGCGAAATCCTTAGTGGTCACCGGTTGCGCGGCAAAACACTCATACTAACTACGACAGATGCACACGTAGCCACGTATATCGGGCCTCAGTTAGTTTTCCGTTTTGAGCGCGTCGGTACGTCGTGTGGCGCAATATCGCGTCATGCTTGTGTGCCCAACATGGAAGGCGCCTTCTGGATGGGCTCCAAGGGCTTCTTCGTGTTTAACGGCTCGGCAGTGCAGGAGATGCAGTGCGACGTCTTAGATTACGTCTTTACTGACATAAACAAGTCTCAGAGTTCTAAAGTGTTCGCCATGAACAACGCCCAGTATGGAGAGGCATGGTGGTTTTACCCTTCCGGCTCTGCAAACGAGAATGACCGTTATGTCATCTACAACTACAAAGAAAACTACTGGAACATAGGTGAGCTTGATCGTACCGCAGGCTTTGATGCTGGTGTATTTAGGCACCCGGTTATGTTTGATTCTAGCGGTAAGATCTACAATCATGAGTTCGGCTATGATCACGGCGGTACGGCGCCACATGCAGAGTCTGGGCCTATCCTGTTTGGCTCTAACATTGTGAAGGTCAATGAGGTCATTCCTGATGAAAAGACACAGGGAGAGGCGACTCTCACATTCAAGACGCGCTTCTATCCAAACGGTGAAGAAACGACGCACGGACCATACACAATGGCTAACCCGGTCAGCGCTAGATTCAGTGGTCGCCAGTTGCGATTGCGTGTAAATGGCAGTGAGCTGATCGACTGGCGCTTTGGTGTACCCCGTCTTAACTTACTGCAAGGCGGCAAGCGATGAGTTTCGCGCCACCACCCCTCGGTCCAGAGTGGAAGAGCTGGGGCGAGCGGCTGGTTGAGCATTTAAACCGAATTAGATCAAGGCTTGTTTTCAAGCAGGCCGGTGATAAGGCGAATGACGACGGCATTATCCTTTGGGATAGCACCAACCAGTACCCGGTGGTGTCGGTTAATGGTTCTTACAAGCAGATAGTTTTAGCAGACGGGCACGGCGATTTCGGGATTAGCTCAGATTACTCGTATGCAGCCGCAGACACGACCTACGAGCTTACTTTTACCGCAGGGGCTAACAATGAGGGGCTGACGCTTACAGGCTCTCAGATCGCATTTGACGAGCCCGGTTACTACCTTGTCAGCTTCTCTGCGCAGATTTTTTCATCGTCAGGCTCTACTGTTGAGTTTGCATTCTGGCCCAAAATCAACGGCACCAATATTGCAGGCAGTACGATGAGGACTGCTTTGCATGGGAATTCACAGACAACGGTTGTCAGCCGTGCGGCGATTATTCACGCCAACGCCGATGATTACTTGGAGGTTGCTACTGCTTGTGACAGCACTAGCGGGTCGCTGAAGGCGTTTGCAGCGAGCGGTATTTCTGATGAGCCCGCATGCCCAGCGGCAACACTTACGATAATACGCTTCCATAGGTGATATAATTGACGACAGTTGTTGATGAGTTGATACGTTGCAAGCCTTGGTTAGAGGCGGCGTTGGAAAGGTCAGGAGGCACGCACACCCTAGCCGATGTTACTGAGGCGATTGTCAGAGGTGAAATGCAGTTCTGGCCGGCACCAAGGGGTTGCGCTGTAACGGAGATCATCAAATACCCGCGCAAAAAGGTTTTGCATATCTTTCTGGCGGGCGGTGAGATGGATCAGATCATCGATATGGACAGCTCGGCTGTTGAGTTTGCCAAGATGAACGGTTGTACAGGAATGAGCATAGCTGGCCGCAAGGGGTGGGCTAAGGTTTTAAAAGAGAAGGGTTATCGAGAAACCTTCACGGTTTTAGGAAAGGATATCTAATATGTCAGGTGGAAAAGGCGGTAGCCAAACAACACAGGTCGAGATCCCAGACTGGATTGAGCAGCCAGCGCGTCGAAACATTGCTCGCGCCGAGCAGCTCGCTCAGGTGGGATATATGCCCTATTACGGGCCTTCGGTTGCGGCGTTTAGTCCTATGCAGACCCAAGCCATGCAGTCTACTGCCGATGCAGCCGCGGCATTTGGTTTGGCTCCTCAAATGGACGTACAAGCCAGCCTGCCGACGCCTACTGATTACGGCAACGGGCTTCTAGGATACGGTACGGGTCAGTTGTTTGAGGAGTCTCTTTCTCAGCTACAACAGGCACAGCCGGCGCAGTACGCGCAGTTCCAGAACCTGTTTGCTGGGCCAAACCCCCCTACTGGCACTAATTACTCTGGTCCGGGAATTCCGGGTTTTTTCCCTCCGGGAACCTTACCGCCCGGGATGCCAACCTATCCAAATTTCGGCGGCGGCATGATGACTATGCCAAACCCAAGCATACAGGAGTCGTAAGATGGCAGGACAAGCAGCAGGCGGCGCCACAATTTCAACCCCAACGGCTGGCGGCATGATGGGCAACATGCTTTCGGCAGGTGGTACTGGGCAGATGTCTCCCGGCGTCGTACCTCCATCTGTGGGTGGTAGTCCAGTGCCTACAGGTGTTAATCCACCTCTAAGCCCTGCACCAGCACCAGCACCGGCACCATCTCCTGCGGGACCTAACGTGTTCCAGCAGGCGCAAGCAGGTCAGACGGCGGCTATGGCGGGTACAGCGGCAGGAATGGGCTATCAACCACAGCAGGTTTCAGTGGGCGGGACGATGCCCCAAGTCACTGCGGGTCAAATTGCGGAAGCTGATTTATCTGCCTACTTCAATCCGTTCGAAAACACTGTTGTACAGCAGTCACTAGGTGACATTGAGAAGGCTCGACAGATGCAAGCCAACCAGCTTGCGGCACAAGCTCAAGCGGCGGGTGCTTTTGGCGGGTCTCGCTCTGCGATCTTGGAGTCACAAGCTGGTCAGGCGGCGATGGAGCAGGCGGCACGTACAGCAGCTAACTTGCGATTGGGAGGCTTCCAGAACGCTCAGCAGATGGCAGGCCAAGATATTACGACTCGCCTACAGGCGGCTCTCGCTAACCAAGGAGCAGCAGGTCAGGACTTAAACAGGCAGCTACAGGCGGCGCTCGCTAACCAGCAGGCAGGTTTAACAGGTGCAAGTCAAAGACTGGGGGCGGCAGCGCAGATGGGCGGTCTAGCACAACAGGCCTTCGGTATGGGTCGCAACCTACAGCAAGATATGGCACAGCAGGGCGCGCTACAGCAGATGCTGCAGCAGCAAGTCTTTGATCGTGCGCAACAACAATTCCAAGGATTCTCAGGATTCCCTCAGCAGTCTCTCAGCTACTTGGCCTCTGCGCTTGGTGCAGCTCCTGTACCTCAGTCGACGACAACAAGCCGACAGCCCGGACTGTTTGATTACTTAACTCTCGGACTGAGTATGGGCTGATGGTTGCGACGGACTTACCACAAAAACAAGGATTCATCGCAGGCCTTTTAGACCTCAGTGAAGAAGATGCTAAGCGCTTGGCGGGTTTTGGTAGGGCGGCAATGGATTACGCTCAACAGCCAATGGACTCTCAAGTAATGCCCATACAGCGAGGCGGGGGTTTGTTGCAGATGATGCCAGTGCCGGCGATGCAGCCCGGACAGGGGCTTGGCGCCATAAATTACACACCCGATCCAAGCAATGAAATGAACATCGAGAAGGTGTTAGGGCTGTTAGCGAAAATGACAGGAGCGGGCGTATGACACCAGAAGAAATGTACTTGCTAGAGCAAATGCGTAATCAGCAGGCTCAGAGCGGTTTGATGTCAGCCACACCCGGCGCAGAGCAAAACATGGCAATGCAGGCAGCACTAGCGCAGCAAGGTGTAGATAAGCGTTTGGCTGACCAAGCCCGATTTTCAGCAGAGCGCGAGGCTGCAATGAAGCCTTTAGAAGCTGTAGGCCCAGCGCCCGGTAGTCGCCCACCTAATCCTTTTGTTAGCGGGTTATCACGACTAGGTCGTCGCGCTATGGACGCCCTGCAAGACCCAGCGGTACGCGCACGTTTAGCGGCCGGGCTGCAGTCTATGACCGTAAACCCTAACCAGCAATTTATTCAAAGCCAGCTACAGCGCGGGCAAGACATACAAGCAAAAAGACAGGCTGGCCGGCAGATCAATCAAACGGCTAGTTTTTTGCGCGCCCAAGGCAGAGATGACTTAGCGACGATTATTGAGCAAAACCCTTCTGTTGCCCCAATGGTGCTGAAATCTATGTTTGAGAGGCCAAAGGGTGTAGTCGTAGGTGAAGATGACCAAATTGTAGATCCAACTACTGGTCGTGTGTTGTACGGCGGCCAACAGCCGCAAGATGGATTCACTTCAAGACAAAGAGAAGAAGCTGGCAAGATACGCAAGGACTATGAAGGGTCGCAATCAACAAAAGATTTCCAAAAACAATCTGGCGCTTACAGTCGGGTAGTCAGCTCAGCCGATAAATCTAGCGCGGCCGGTGA